TTGGCGAACGGTACGCCGCAAGATGAGATCGTTGCGGCGCTCGCGGATCTTTCAATCTCACAGCTGCGCTTTCTATTTTGGGATTGGCAGACCTGGGCGCGCGATGATCAGTTGCCACCGGCCTGTGATGCACAGGGCCGCCCATGGCGCACTTGGTTGATTCTTGGCGGCCGCGGCTCGGGAAAGACTCGTGCCGGCGCCGAATGGGTCAGGGCCGAGGCGGCAGCATTGGCGCGGAGAGGCGGGGCTGACTGCGGGCGCATCGCGCTTATCGGGGAAACGCTCGATCAGGTGCGCAGTGTGATGGTGGAAGGCGTGTCCGGACTTTTGGGGGTTCATCCGCCGGACGACCGGCCTCGCTTCGAGTCCTCAAAACGGCAGCTGATTTGGCCGAGCGGTGTCGTCGCGCAACTCTTCTCCGCGGAAGATCCGGAGAGCTTGCGGGGACCGCAATTCGCAGCGGCGTGGCTCGATGAAATCGCAAAGTGGCGTTACGCGGAGCAGACTTGGGACATGCTGCAGTTCGGACTTCGGCTCGGATCGATGCCGCGCCAGGTGGTGACCACCACACCGCGGCCGGTGCCGATTCTCAAGCGCATCATGAACGAGGATAGCACAGTGGTGACCCGGGTGCGGACGGCCGACAATGCAGCCAATCTTGCGCCGGCCTTTCTCGCCGAAATGGAGCGCCGCTATGGCGGATCGTTGCTTGGCCGTCAGGAGCTCGATGGTGAGCTGATCGAAGATTTGCCTGGTGGTCTCTGGCGCCGCGATTGGATCGAGCAGCATCGCGTTTCGAACGCACCGTCGTTGCAACGGGTCGTGGTCGCCGTGGATCCGCCCGTCACCGCTACGAAATCATCTGACGCTTGCGGGATCTGCGTTGCTGGACTGGGGCCCGACGGGCGGGCCTATGTGCTCTCCGACAGGACTCTGCAGGGGCGAGAGCCGCAGGTGTGGGCGCGCGCTGCAATCGCCGCCTACAACGATTTTGCGGCGGATCGGATTGTCGCGGAGGTCAATCAAGGCGGTGATCTTGTTCAGTCCATTCTGCGCCAGATCGATCCGGCAGTGCCCATTCGCATGGTTCGGGCGACGCGTGGGAAATGGCTCAGGGCAGAGCCTGTTGCGGCGCTTTATGCAGACGGCCGTGTGGCACACGTGGGTCACCACGCGGATCTCGAGGCACAAATGCTCGCCTTCAGTGCCGATGGTCTGGCGAGCGGCCGCAGCCCCGATCGGCTCGATGCGCTCGTTTGGGCACTGACTGATCTCATCCTGGATGCACCACCGCGGGCCACGGTGCGCATGCTCTAACGGGCACGGCCTCAACAATCAGGTGAGAAATGACGGCAATCGAACGACAGCCCTCGCGGCTGGCGCGGATGGCGCGCGCCTTAGGCATAGGGCGGGCGCGCAATGACGAACAGAAGGCGGGCTCAAGCGCACCGCTGATTGCGGTGGAAGGGCTCGGGATGCCGGCATGGATGCCGCGTGATTATTCCGCTTTCGCCCGCGAAGGGATGATGAAAAATCCCATCGTGTATCGAAGCATTCGGATGATTTCGGAGGCTGCCGCCTCTGTTCCACTCCTGCTTTACGAAGGCGAGCATGAGATCGAGGAGCATCCGCTGCTTGATCTATTACGCCGTCCCGGTGCTGGCCGGACCACGGCCGACCTTCTGGAGGCGTGGTACGGTTACTTATTGGTCGCTGGGAACGCCTATATCGAGGCAGTTGGATCGAGTGACCGCATTTGGGAGCTGCATGTTCTGCGGCCGGACCGGATGCGCGTCATACCGGGCGCCAATGGCTGGCCCGAGGCGTACGAGTACGCCGTCGATGGCCGTCGGGTGATTCTCGGTGGCGAAATCATGCCCGGCGTGAACCGGATACTTCACGTCAAGTTATTCCACCCCGTGAACGACCATTACGGCCTGTCTCCGATAGAAGCAGCCGCGACGGCAATTGACCTGCACAATACGGCTAGCCGTTGGAACAAGGCTCTGCTCGACAACTCAGCTCGGCCATCGGGTGCGCTTGTCTATACCTCAGGCGGGCAGCTGACGGAGGAGCAGTTCAGGCGGCTCAAGGCGGAGCTTGAGACAAGCTTTCAAGGGGCGCGCAATGCCGGCCGGCCCATGCTCCTCGAGGGTGGGCTCGATTGGAAAGCGATGAGCCTCTCACCCCGCGATATGGATTTCATAGAAGCTCGTCATGCAGCTGCTCGCGAGATTGCTTTAGCGCTGGGCGTGCCGCCCATGCTGCTCGGCATTCCGGGCGACAATACTTATGCCAACTATCAGGAGGCGAACCGGAGCTTCTGGCGGCAGACGGTTCTGCCTCTCGTCAATCGTGCCGCCAAGTCGCTTGCGGCTTGGCTGGGGCCGGCCTGGGGAACCAGAGCGCTCGAGCTCAAGCCCGATCTCGACACCATTGAAGCTCTGTCGACGGAGCGCGAGGCGCTCTGGTCCCGTGTAGAGCGATCCTCTTTCCTGACACGCAACGAGAAGCGAGCCGCAGTGGGTTACGGACCTCTGCCTGGCGGAGACGAGGCGCCGTCCGCTTGAGGACGAAGTCTGACGAATAACTCTAAACCAAGACTGGATGGGTTGGATGGAGCCACTTGGTGCTCGGCCGCTGGAAGCGGTGCGAGAGGTGAAGCTCACCTCGCTGGGACTCAAGGATGTGAGCTTCAACGGTATTTTCGAAGGCTACGCGTGCCTGTTTCATCGCGAGGATTTGGGGCGCGATATCATCGTGCCCGGAGCATTTCGCGAGAGCCTCGCTAAACGCGGTGTTGCGGGTGTTCGCATGCTGTTTCAGCATGACCCCAATCAGCCGATCGGCACCTGGATCACTATTCACGAGGACGCACGCGGTCTGTTCGTACGTGGCCAGCTGGCGACAGAAGTGGCTAAAGCGCGCGAGGTCCTCTCATTGATGAGGTCCGGCGCCATCGATGGCCTATCGATCGGTTTCCGCACGGTCAAAGGACTGCGCAACCCTCGCACGGGTGTGCGGCGCCTCGAGAAAATCGACCTCTGGGAAATTTCAGTTGTCACCTTCCCGATGCAACCCGAAGCGCGGGTCGCATCCGTGAAATCCAATCCCTTCGCCGGCCGTGCGCCGACCGAGCGGGAATTTGAGCGCTGGCTCACGCAGGACGCTGGGTTCACGCGCTCAGAGGCTCGCGCTGTGCTGCGCGAGGGCCTCAAGGGCCTCAGGCTCCTGCGGGATGCGGAGCGGGCCTCGTCCTGGGAAGAGCGCTTGCTGAGGCAGATCGCCGAGGCAGCGCAGCTCCTCAATCAATCTCAGTCCACGAAAGGATTTCGGCCGTCATGCTGAACAATGAAGGGCTAGAGGTGAAGTCCACATCCGCCGCCGATCTCAGCATCGCGTTCGAGGATTTCATGCGGGCCTTTGAGGCCTTCAAGGAGACCAACGATCGGCGCTTGTCGGAAATCGAGCGCTATATGAGCGCCGATGTTGTCACCGTCGACAAGCTGGCGCGCATCGACCGCGCTCTCGACGAGAACAAGCGAGTCATTGAGGAGCTCGTTCGCAAAGCGGCGCGACCGCAGCTTGGCTCGTCCGTGGCGCGTTTGTCCGGTGGTCTCGACCACAAGGCGGCCTTTGAAGGCTACATGCGCCGCGGAGAAACACATCGCCTCCGCGACTTCGAGGGCAAAGGCTTGTCGGTCGGCTCGGACACCGACGGCGGCTATCTCGTGCCAGAAGAAACCGAGCGCTCGATCAACAGGGCGCTGCGCAGCGTATCTCCAATTCGTGCGATTGCGGACGTTCGGCAAGTCTCCGGATCGGTTTACAAGAAACCGTTTGCTGTTTCCGGCCCGGCCACCGGCTGGGTCGGCGAAACGGATCCTCGGCCGGAGACCGATGGCCCGAAGCTGGCCGAGCTGGCATTCCCGACAGCCGAGCTCTATGCCATGCCCGCGGCCACGCAGTCGCTGCTCGATGACGCCGCGGTCGATATCGACCAGTGGATCGCAGAGGAGGTTAGGCTGACCTTTGCGGCCCAGGAGGGCACCGCCTTTGTCACGGGCGATGGCGTCAACAAGCCAATGGGCTTCCTCAGCTATTCGACGGTGGACAATTCGGCATGGACTTGGGGCAAGATCGGCACGATCTCTACAGGTGTATCGGGCGACTTCCCCGAGACAAATCCTGCCGACAAGCTGATCGACCTCGTTTACTCCGTGAAGGGTGGCTATCGCGCCAACGGCACCTTCGTGATGAACCGTGCGACACAGTCTGCAATACGCAAACTGAAGGACGGTGATGGCACTTATCTCTGGCAGCCGTCGGCCAAGCCTGGTGAGCCTGCAAGCCTGATGGGTTTCCCGGTAATCGAATCGGAGGATATGCCGGACATTGCACCGGACAGCCCTGCGATTGCTTTCGGCGATTTCCGCCGCGGCTACTTGATCGTGGATCGCGTCGGTATTCGCGTGCTGCGCGATCCCTACAGCTCGAAGCCCTACGTGCTGTTCTACACGACGAAGCGCGTCGGCGGCGGCGTACAGGACTTCGATGCCATCAAGCTGCTGAAGTTCAGCGCCTAGCACACATTTCGGTCGCCTCGCGAGTGCGACTCAAGCCGCGCTCGCGAGATTTGCTCGCGTGGCCATCCTCCCACCGCGCGAGCGTGGGCGGGGTTGCTCGTTTGGATTTCCGAGCGACCCCGCCTGAAACATTTTCTGCCCGCAACGGAGCTGTCATGGGCCTTGTCTTGACATCCCAGCCTGCCGTCGAGCCGCTGACGGTGGATGAGGTCAAAACGTATTTGCGCATTGATCACGATGATGAGGATTGTCTGCTTGCGAGCCTCATCACCAGTGCAAGATTTCAAGTCGAGGCTGCGCTCGATTTGGCGCTTATCACTCAAAGCTGGTCATGGACGTTCGATGCATGGCCGAAAGGAAATGCTCTCGAGCTGCCAATTGGATTCGTTCAGTCCGTCCAAGCTGTTCGCGTAACGGCACGAGACGGGACAGTAAGTGAGGTGTCTCCGGATCAGTTCGCGCTCGAGGGCGGCCGAATTCCACCCAGGCTCGTCGCAAAATCTGGTGACTGGCCGAAGCCCGGCGTTCCGGCGCTCGGCATCGAAATCGCGTTTACCGCAGGTTTTGGTTCCGAGCCAAGCGATGTTCCGGAACCAATACGCCAAGCGCTGCTGATGCTGGTCGCGCAATGGTACGAGCACCGCGATCCAGCGGAGATCGGAGGACCGGCTACGCGCATTCCGGAGGCGGTTTCGGCCTTGCTGAAGCCATATAGCAGGGTGCGGTTGTGAGTGGTCCGCGGATCGGCGCGCTGCGCCATCGGCTCCGTCTCGAAGCTCCATCGTACATGGCGGATGAGGGCGGTGGCGCGACCGTGACTTGGAATCCGGTGGCGACGTTATGGGCCGAAGTCATTCCCCTGTCAGGCCGGGAGGAGCTCCGGGCGGATGGCCTTCAAACCGTCGCGAAGTTCGAGGTTCGAACCCGCTACCGAGCCGGCATCAGCCCCGAAATGCGCTTCGTTTTCGGCGGGCGAGTGCTGGAAATCCAGGCCGTCCGCGATATCGAAGGCCGCCGTCGGTGGTTGAGCTGCCTGTGCGAGGAGCTGGGATCATGAAAATCTCGATTCGGGTAATCGGCCTGGGAACTCGCCTTGGACAGGCAGCAAGGCGATTTTCTCAAGCAGCACGGCGCCGGACTTCGGTGCGTGTCGCGGCCGGGACAAGTCGAAATCGTCTTATTCAGTCGAACGAGGCCAGAAATGCGATCAGCCAGCCAGGCGTTACAAGCCGCGATCCACGGAGCTTTGAGCGCTGACGCTGAAGTCTTGGAAGCGCTCGGGGGCGAGCCTCGCATTTACGACCATGTACCGCGGAAGCCGAATTATCCGTACGTCACCTTTGGACAGACGACCCTGCGCGATTGGAGCACGGGAAGCGAGCTCGCTGAAGAGCACACATTAACGCTTCATATCTGGTCGCTTGCTGCCGGTCGTAATGAGGTCCACCGCATCGTCGATGCACTTCGCTCTGCTCTGCATGACCGCGATCTGCCCATCGCGGGACATCGCCTCATCAATTTGAGGCACGAGCTCTCCGAAATACGCCGAGAATCAGATGGCGAGCGATTTCTTGGAACCGTGCACTTGCGCGCCGTCACAGAGCCCCTGAGCTGATCAGTTCATGTTTTCCGAAGAGATAGCAAAATGGCTGCACAAAAGGGCAAGGACCTTCTGCTCAAGATCGATCGCGATGGTCTCGGTACTTTCGAGACGGTTGCCGGACTGCGTTCGCGCACTCTCGCGTTCAATGCCGAGACGGTCGACATAACGCATCAGGAATCGGCGGGGCAGTGGCGTGAGCTATTGGCCGGGGCGGGAGCAAAAAGCGCTCGCGTGACAGGTTCCGGGATTTTCAAGGACGCCGCTTCTGATGCGGCCATCCGCGAGATCTTTTTCAACGGGGAGATTCGCTCTTGGCAGATTATCGTGCCAGACTTCGGCATTGTCGAGGGGCCGTTCCAAATCTCTGCTTTCGAGCTAACCGGGCGGCATGATGGCGAAATTTCGTTCGAGCTTGCGCTCGAGTCGGCGGGCGAGCTCACATTTGCACCAGTGTAACGAAAGGAGGCCGTAATGGCTAACGCGCGTCGCGGTGAGATTGAAGCCTACCTCGACGGAAAAACATGGAAGCTATGTCTCACGCTCGGTGCACTCGCCGAGCTGGAAACAGCCTTTGGCGATGAGGATATGTTGGCGCTAGCGCAGCGGTTCGAAAAAGGGCGGCTAAGGGCAGAAGACGCCGTGCGCATTATCGGCGCTGGGCTGCGCGGTGCTGGACATGACGTCACCGATGAGCAGGTGAAAACCATGCGTACCGACGGTGGTGTGCTCGGTTTCATCGATATTGTTGCACGGCTCCTCTCCGCGACGTTCGGCGGAAGCGCCAATGGCACCGGTCCCGAGAATGCTGCTCCGCGCCAGGAGGTGCGCGCGCCAGACCCTTTCCCTGGGACGAGATAATGGCGCTGGGTTTAGGGATGCTTCGGTTGTCGCCAACGGCATTTTGGACGATGACACCGAGAGAGCTCAGGGCGGCGCTTTCTTCCATTATTGATCCAGGTCCCATCTCGCGACCATCTCGGGAGGACCTGGCGCGCTTGATGGAGGCCTATCCTGACGTTTGACCTTTTCGGCAGTCGTAAGGATTTTCAATGGTCGAGCCTGTCGAAACATGGACCGTCGCAATCGATGCCGATATTTCGAAGCTTCAGCAGGAGCTGGCGAACGCCACACGCATCGGCCGTCAATTCGGGGCGACATTGACGAACGCCTTTCACGGCATCGCATTGCGTGGCCGAGATCTGGGTGATGTCCTGCGCTCAGTGGCATTGAGCCTATCGCGCATGGCTTTGCAGGCAGCATTTCGCCCCCTTGAGAGAGGTGTGGCGTCGCTCGTCGCCGGAGCGCTGTCCGGCACAATGGCCTTCGCAAAAGGTGGCGTGATCCAAAATGCTTTGCCTGTTCCGTTCGCGTCCGGCGGTGTGATTGCAAGTCCGGTGACCTTTCCTCTCGCAAATGGGCGGACCGGGCTTGCAGGCGAGCGCGGGCCTGAGGCGATCATGCCGCTGGCGCGCGGTCCCGACGGAAAGCTCGGTGTGCTTGCGCAGGGTGGCGGGAGTATTTCGGTGACTATTAATGTCACTACTCCTGATGCCGAGAGCTTCCGCCGTTCAGAAACGCAGATTGCTGCGATGATCGCCCGGGCCGTGACTTTGGGCCAAAGAAATCTATAGCTACCTAATCGGTCAGCGGCCGCTTTCGTGCTCGCTGTCAGGTCTGAGGCTGCCCACACGAAAAGTAGTCACAATGAGCGCTTCGATGAGCTTTCACGAAGTCCGCTTTCCGACGGCCATTTCCCGGGGCGCGGTCGGAGGGCCTGAGCGGCGCACGGACGTGGTTGTGCTCGGATCAGGCCACGAAGAGCGCAATAGCCGCTGGGCCGATTCCCGGCGCAGCTATAATGCGGGCTATGGGGTAAGGTCCCTTGATGATCTCTATTCGGTCATTGCCTTCTTTGAGGAACGTCGCGGCCGGCTTTATGGATTTCGCTGGCGGGATCATACGGATTGGAAATCCTGCCCACCGGAGCAAACGCCCAAAGCGACCGATCAGATCATCGGAAAGGGTGATGGCACGACGGCAACTTTCCAGCTGGTGAAGACCTACGGAAGCGTCCATGCGCCATGGTCACGCGAAATCAAGAAACCAGTTGCAGGGAGCATTCTCGTTGCCGTTGATGGCGTTGTCCAGGCCGAAGGAATTGCATTAAGTGCGGACGTCACGACCGGCACGATCACCTTCAATCCTGGTCACATTCCCCCTCAGGGCGCCCAAATTACCGCCGGCTTCGCTTTCGATGTGCCTGTTCGGTTCGACACCGACAAGCTCGAGGTGAACCTGCAAGGGTTCCGGCACGGTGCCATTCCTAACATTCCCATTGTCGAGATACGGCTATGAAAACGTTGCCTCCTGGACTGCAGGAGCACCTGAATAGCGGTGCTACGACACTTTGCTGGTGCTGGCGGTTGACGCGGCGCGATGGCGTGAAAATCGGCTTCACGGATCACGATCGCGATCTGACTTTCGACGGTACGACGTTCGAAGCTTCGGCGGGGTTTACACCCACCGAAATGAGACAGAGCGTCGGCCTTGGGGTTGATAACCTCGAAGTCGAAACGGCGCTTACGTCGGATCGCCTGAGCGAGGATGACTTGGCAGCCGGGCTGTACGACGATGCCCGAGTCGAGATTTTCCTCGTCAATTGGCGTAATCCCGAGCAGCGTGTCTTGATGCGGTGTGGAAGCCTCGGCGAGGTAAGCCGGTCGGGAGCAGAGTTTCGAGCCGAGGTCAGAGGCCTTTCGCATTATCTTCAGCAGCCAAGTGGGCGACTGTATCAATTCACTTGTGACGCCAACCTGGGAGATGCTCGCTGCAAAGTCGATCTCGCATCGAGCGCCTATCGGGGCAATGGAACGATCACTCTGGTTCGTTCGGCCCGCACATTCGAGGTTGCAGGCCTGGAGACGTATGCTGACGGCTGGTTTTCTCGCGGGCTGGTTACGTTCACGTCCGGCTCGAACTCGGGCCAGAGTATCGAGATTCGATCCCATCACCTCGGAAATGGTGCGGCAGTAATCGAGCTTTGGCAGGAGCCATCAAAGGCTGTCCGGTCGGGTGATGAAATCGAGGTCAAAGCTGGCTGCGACAAGCAGCTTGCAACGTGTCGTGACAAGTTTGATAACGTCGTTAATTTCCGTGGTTTTCCCCATATGCCCGGCAATGATTTCGTAACCTCCTACGCACGCAGGAGGGCAGGCTGATGGAAGATCGCGGCCGTGCCGTGATGAGGGCAGAGATCGTCCGCCTGGCGAGGACCTGGATCGGTACACCGTATCATCATCAAGCAAGTCTCGCTGGGGTTGGCACGGATTGCCTGGGTCTCATTCGAGGCATCTGGCGCGCACTTTACGGCCGCGAGCCTGTTGAACTGCCAGCCTACACCCGCGATTGGTCGGAAGCGAGCGGCTGCGAAACTTTGCTGGAAGCAGCGCGGCGCCACCTTGTCGAGATCAATAAGGCAGATGCACAGCCCGGTGATGTTCTGGTCTTCCGATTGAGACCGACATTACCAGCGAAGCATGTCGGCATACTCGCAACCGGGACGACGATGATCCATGCGATGGAGAATGCGCCCGTTTCGGAGGTGGCGCTTTCCAATTGGTGGCGAAGACGCATTACTGCGGCGTTTTCATTTCCAGAGGTCACGGGCTAATGGCCACTCTTGCTCTTGCTGCAGCGGGCGCTGCCGCGGGCAGCGTGCTGCTGCCGTCAGGATTGAGCGTGTTCGGCGCTACCATCGCAGGCGCGACGATCGGCTCGCAGATCGGCGCTCTAGCCGGCTCTTTCGTCGACCAAGCGCTCTTTGGCGTATCCGGACAAAATCGCACCTTCACCGGCCCGCGCCTCTCCGATTTGCGCGTTACGGCTTCGACGGAGGGCGCGCCTATTCCTCGTGTCTATGGACGGGCCCGTGTCGGTGGACAAGTGATTTGGGCGACGGACTTTGAGGAAGAGGTCGTCACCTCGAAAGTGTCCGGTGGCGGCAAGGGTGGTGGAAGCAGCGGCGGCTCTGCCAAACAAATTGAATACCGCTACTATGCGAATTTCGCTGTCGGCTTGGTGGAAGGAGAAATTTCGGGGATTGGTCGAGTCTGGGCAGATGGACAGGAGCTGGATCTTAGCACTGTAACGTGGCGGCTCTACACCGGCAGTGAGGATCAGCTGCCGGACAGCCTTATCAGCGCGCGCGAGGGCGCGGGGCAGGCGCCGGCATATCGCGGCTTGGCCTATATCGTCTTTGAAAGGATGCCTCTCGCGCCTTTTGGCAATCGAATACCGCAGCTTTCGTTCGAGGTTTTTCGGTCGGTCGACGACTTTCATCGATTGGTTCGGGGCGTGGTTCTCATTCCGGGGTCCGGCGAGTTCGTTTACGCAACCCAGGAAGTCACCCGCCGTGAGGCGGGCGGGATGCAGGTCTCCGAAAACGTTCACACGCGCCAGGGCGGTACCGACTGGACCGTCGCGGTAGATCAGTTGCAGGCGTCATTGCCGAACGCAAAATCCGTTTCTCTCGTGACGAGCTGGTTCGGGACAGATTTGCGCGCAAGCCATTGTGAGATTCGTCCGGGGGTGGAAACCACCAATAAAGAAACCAAACCTCTGACATGGCGCGTGGCTGGTCTCTCCCGCTCGCAGGCGTATCTCGTCAGCCGGCACGAGGGCAGGCCCGCCTACGGCGGCACACCGTCGGATCAGACCGTCATAGCGGCCATTCGTGATTTGAGGGAGCGCGGCCTTTCCGTGACGCTCACTCCGTTCATTCTGATGGACGTGCCGGCAAACAATACGCTGCCCAATCCGTACAATGGTGGTGCACCAGGCCAACCCGCTTATCCTTGGCGAGGACGCATTACGCTTAGCCTCGCGCCGGGACAGGCCGGTAGTCCTGATAAAACGCCTGCTGCCGCGACCGAAATTTCCAAATTCGTGGGGACTGCCTCCATCAATGATTTCACAATTTCGGGCAACGACGTAATCTATCGGGGTCCGTCGGAATGGTCCTATCGCCGTTTCATATTGCATTACGCTTTTCTGGCGAAAGCGGCAGGTGGCGTTGACGCTTTCGTCATCGGAACAGAAATGCGGGGCCTCACGCAGGTCCGCAGCTCATCTGATACCTATCCTTTCGTAGCGGCTCTCGTTCAGCTCGCAGCAGACGTGAAGGCTGTTCTGGGACCGAATACCAAGGTGACCTATGCCGCCGACTGGTCGGAATATTTTGGTCATCATCCGCAGGATGGCTCCGGCGACGTCTACTTCCATCTGGATCCGCTGTGGGCCTCGCCGTCGATTGACGCCATCGGCATCGATCTCTATTGGCCGTTAAGCGATTGGCGCGATGGCTACGACCACGCTGATGCCATGGCCGGTGTGCAGTCGATTTACGATCTCAGTTATCTGAAATCGAATATCGCAGGCGGTGAAGGCTACGACTGGTACTACGCAAGCGCAGGCGACCGGGCGAGCCAAATTCGTACGCCAATCACCGACGGCCAGGGTAAGCCTTGGATTTTCCGTTATAAGGACCTGAAGTCCTGGTGGCGTAATCCGCACTACAATCGGCCCGGAGGAATAGAGCAGTCGACGCCCACGGAATGGGTGCCGGAGTCAAAGCCCGTTTGGTTCATGGAGATTGGTTGCCCAGCCATAGACAAGGGCGCCAATCAGCCCAACGTTTTCGTCGACCCGAAGAGCTCCGAGACGGTGCTGCCGTACTTCTCCAACGGCCAACGGGATGACTTCATCCAGCGTCGATACTTGCAGGCGCTGATCGAGGCATTCGATCCTGAGCATCCTGGCGCAATGCCGGACCTCAACCCCAAGTCGACAGTGTATGGGGGAAGGATGGTCGATCCGGGACGGATCCATGTTTATACCTGGGACGCACGGCCTTTTCCGGCGTTTCCTTCCGATACCCACACGTGGGGTGACAGCGTCAACTGGCACCGGGGGCATTGGATCAACGGCCGCGTCACCAGCGCACCCGTCGGTGACCTCCTGGCACGCCTCCTCGATGATGCTGGGTTTGCGCACTACGAGACGAGCGCTCTCAAAGGAATGCTTCCCGGGTACACGATCGATAGGGTGATGTCGCCGCGTGAGGCGATCCAACCGCTGGAGCTCGCATACTTCTTCGATGCCGTCGAAAGTGGAGACAAAATTGTATTCCGGCCACGGGGTGCGCTTGCGCCTGCAATCGAGGTCTCGGCAGACGACTTGGTCGAAGAACGGCCGGGAAGCGGCCTTTTGCGGCTCACACGCGCCCAGGAGACGGAGTTGCCCGGCTCCGCGAAAATCACCTACATCTCGGCAACGAATGATTATCGGCAGGCCGTGGCCGAAGCACGCCGCCTGGCCGGTGCCAGCGGTCGCGTCAGCACAGCTGACCTTGCGCTCGTTCTGCAAGATGAGCAAGCTGCGGCGATCGCGGATTCCTGGCTTTTTGAAGTATGGGCTGCGCGGGAACGCGCGTCGTTCCTGCTACCGCCGAGCCGGCTCGCTATTGAGCCGTCGGATACTATTCTGATCTTGAACAATGGGCGCTCTCGATTGTTTCGCGTAACCGGTATTGGCGATCGGGGCGCGCGCGAAATCGAAGCATTGAGCATCGATCCAGAGCTTTATGGATTGGGCGAGGGCCGCACACGTGAGAAGAAGAGCAATCCGCCCGCGCCTTCGGGGCAGCCAATCGGGCATTTTCTCGATCTGCCATTACTACGGGGCGACGAGCCCGAGCATGCAGGATATTTTGCGGCCACTCAGTTCCCGTGGCCCGGCGCCGTTGCGCTTTTTCGCTCACCGACAGAGACCGGATTTGCGCTGCAGGCCCTCGCGGGTGCGCCGGCGATCTCGGGCGAGGTTCTCGACCCTCTGAAGCCAGGCCCCGTCGGCCGCTATGATTGGGCAGCGCGAATTCGCGTTCGGCTCGATTATGGCGAGTTGGAATCGGCAGAGGAAATCCAGGTGCTGGCTGGCGCCAATGTAGCTGCGGTTCGCAATTCCGCCGGGGAGTGGGAGGTATTGCAGTTCCGATCGGCAAAGCTGGTTGCGCCCGCGACATACGAATTGACAGGCCTGCTGCGCGGTCAAGCGGGAACCGAGGGTGCAATGCAAGTGGAGGTGCCGCCAGGCGCACCTTTCGTGCTCGTTACTGAGGCTCTCGCGCGGGTCGACATGGCGCCAGGTGATATTGGATTGGCTTTCAACTGGCGTTTCGGCCCAGCGGAACGGGATATCGGGCATCCGGCATACGTAGAGCTGCAGCACACATTCCGCGGCGTCGGTCTTCGCCCACTCAGTCCCGTTCACGTTCGGGGACGACGATTGGGAACAGGCGATCTCGTCCTCTCCTGGATCCGAAGGACACGGATCGGTGGCGATAGCTGGGAGGTCAACGAAGTTCCCCTTGCTGAGGACACGGAGCGCTACGAGGTGGACATCCTCGACGGCGAAACGGTCAAGCGTACGCTGATCGCTACGGTGCCAACCGTTACGTATTCGAAGGACGATCAAATTGCCGATTTCGGCAAGCTGCCAGCCGCTATCACTGTGCGCGTGTACCAGATGAGCAACGTCTGGGGCAGAGGCACGCCGACAGTGGCGGTCGTCTAA